CAGCTGAAGATTAGGGCATTCACCATGAGTAGTGTTGCGGTTGGTATTATCATCAGTTCAGTATTATATCCTCATCAGTTTGTTGATTATCATATCGGTTAATGCGTTCTTTAATCACCTTCATTCTCTCCATCTTTGTACGTTGATGTATCTTGTCCATACTCACCTTAACCAGCTTTACCTCATCATACAACTTTGCTTTCCGTAAATCTGATATTAAATCCAATCCCTTCTCTTCTGTATCTATCCATTCCGTTTCCCACACCTTATCATGATACCAGATGTGTAGGAGTCCGAGGAAACCTATCTCATCTTGTTTTGCTTCAAATGCTTGAAAAAAATGGGTGATACCTATAGACTGGAGGAAGGGAAATTCAATAGCACTAATAAAATTATCCATGAATTTCTTTTGCATTACAGTTCGTATTTCATTTCTGTGATGTTGTATTAGCTGTGGATCCATTAACCCTCACTTGGGCCTGTAGCATGGGTTGACTCTGTGCAACCTAAGGAGTTGTACCTACTCTGTCTCCATGTATGAGTTTCTTCGTTGTATCTCATCCATATTTGATTACCACCAGTATCACATTTTTGTACATATAGTTTTCCGTTTATAGTGAATACACCAGCCCTACTGTAACCCTCTACATGTGGTAATGACTCTAAACTATACATCCATAATTGGTCTGAGGATGATGGTGGTGCACATGAGCTAAGTAAGACAATAAGAGTAAATGTCAATATAACTTGGATTAGGTTGAGTATAACTAAATTTAAAATGGTTTTCATCATAGATTACTCTGGTTTTGGATATGTATCTTTAATCGAGGCACGTTTGGCTTGAAGTGCATCGAGGTCATCATCCAATATTGCATGGACGCATTCTTGTATGCTTGGGTATTCTGCCGCCCGTTTTCTTGCATATTCCAAAGCATCGTATTCTGTCTGTAAACGAATAAGTTCGGCATCTATTTCTGCATCTGTTGGGGGTGTCTGGTCAGAATCATAATAAACTTCATCATCAGTTCCCCATATATTTGGACCGACTAATGAATAAGCGGCTTGAAATTTTGTAAATGTCTTCATGTCATAACCTCATAAACAATAAAATTTAATGGATTCGTAGCATTTGCTAATGTTCGTGTAGCGACATACGCATTCGAGCTGTATGTAGTTATATGAGCATAATGAGTTGCAGTAGAACCCGCAGTAAATGCCCCTGCAATATTACAACTTTCATTGTCTTGCCCCGCTCCGGTAGCTGAACTTGGTAAGAATCTCCCTATATGATGTTTTGCTATAAGAGTCCCAAAACCAGATGTGGATCCCATACCTACGGAAGAAGTATGATAATATAAGCCGACAACTGAAGCTCTAATATTGTTATTGTTGTTCATTTCGTTATAAGTCTCAAAATTAGCACTCACCCAAACAATATATTTCCTTCCACTAATAGCAGCAAAACTCACAGATGTCCAACCAACGCGTTCCGTTCCGCCACCGTTTTGAAGATTACTACCAGTTTGTGAAAATGTGAAAACATTTGTTATATGACCAGCACCTAAACTTCCTGCTGGTAGATTAGTTAAAGCAGAACCATCAATTGCTGGTAACGTACCCAATAGATTTGCTGCTGGTAGATTAGTTAAAGCAGAACCATCAATTGCTGGTAAAGTACCTGATAGATTTGCTGCTGGCAGATTTGTTAAAGCGGAACCATTAAGTGCAGGTAAAGTACCTGATAGATTTGCTGCTGGAACAGCAGTTAAGTTGGCCGCACTAGCTGCGGGCAATGTAGCTGGGAACCTACCATCAGGTAAAGTACCTGAAACTAAATCACTAGCACTAGTTGATCCTCCTGTTCCAGACACAGCCTCACTGAGTGCAGCACCAGAATCAGAAGTTGTTACAATTGGTGTACCATCTTCTGTCTGTATTATTAATTTATTACCACTTCCTGTCGTGGGTTTAATTATTAAATCGGCCATCTGATATATAATCTCAATTCATTAGTCCCGTGGACATTGTTGGTGAATAAGCGTCATCCCAAATTGCTGTAAGGACATCTCCTGCAGCTTGACTGTCAAGTACTAGAAAATCTCCATAATTGTCTATGATCAAATAGTTTCCACTATCGTCCTTGAATCGTCTTACAAGATAATTTCCTGTAATATCTACCTTTTCCGTTAGGGGGATCAGCTCTTTGTGTTTCTCAATGTTCATTTCTCTTTGCTTCATTGACTTGCCAAAACGTTTGGAGTTTAGATTTCTTAATACGTCCTGTAATTAGCTTACGTGATTCTATATTATTACGATTCCATTCACGCGCTCTTTCAAGAATAATTTCCTTGTTCTTTTGGTAGTAAACCTTTAGTTTTTCTTTCCTCACCTCATCATTCTTCCACTTCTCGGCAAGACGGTCTTTATTCTTTTGGTAATACTTATTATTGGCTATGGATTTTTTCTCTTTTTTTGTCATACTAGGCCTTCGGCCCCTGCTTTCGCTATGAAATAGGCATCTACTATATCACTAACGGGGTTTGTTATTTTAGTTGCTTTTGGAGTCAATAGTTCCTTAAGATTATTAGGAGTAAGAAGTTCAGACACAAATGCCTCATACATCAAGTCCTTGTTTGCATTACCCTTACCTGTTGCAAATTTCTTGATTACAGTAGGTGGATAATTCTTAAATGGTATCCGTCCGAGCCACATTTTATTTTTTAACAGTCCAGTATTCTCTGCTATTGACCGTACACCGGCCTGTGCAGCAGTAGCAAAAGCATATCCTTCTATGAACACTTCATCACATTCATATATTAATGTCATAGTCCAAGCAGAAAGTTTATCATGTCTCTCTTCCTCTGTAGACCATTCAGGATATGGTTCAGCAATAATATTAACTATCCCACTCCCGGTGGAAAGTTGTTGCTGTCTCTTATTATTAGATAGATAATATAACACACACCTATCAAAATCAAAATATCCACCATCTTCTTCCTCATATACACATATTGCTGGGGATGTTAATGAATAATCAATCCCAGCTATCTTCTTCTGATTCATCATTATCTACATTCTCTATGATAGACTCAAGGTAATGTCCACAAAATGGACATAATTCTAGTCCCCTTATATCTTCTGTTATAATACTAAATTCTTTATCACATCCATCACACAATATATTGATGTTTGCTTTACCGTCTTCCCATTCGATGTCTGTTGGCATTTAATCTTTCGTTTTCCAATTCCGTTTGTGATCATTCTCCTCATCTGCTAACAATTCTATTAATTCTTTTGCACCAGGTAGTCGTTGTTTTTCTGTATGACTCCACAGTAACCTCTCACCAAACCATATCTTAAGGTCTTTGTGTCTCGGCAATCCTGTAGTACAAGAAAAAACATCCTCGTCTACCCCTGTATATTTACTAAGTTCTTTAGAAAGGGTTGCTGCCTCAGATTGCATACCATGTACACTACCATTGGTTTGGATAATCCAATCTCTTTTTTTTATTCGTGAAGCAACCCATTCATTTTTATTAAAAACTACTGACATTTATTTAATCTTTCTATATTGCAATCCACAATAATAATAGAATTATTATAAACAATTCTATAACCAGTACGGTATGATACCACACCCATCGAGTTTCATATAGTTCTGCTTGATCCCCATTCTGATTAAATTTATTACTGATATAATTTTTTATTCCATCAGACCACATACCCAATCTATCTCTTATATTCATTTATTCCTAAGATTATGGTTTTGTACTACTTACGATTGGTTATATTTAGTTTCAATTCAAGGCACAATTTGCGGAGAAATATCAACTATTTCACATCCTTTCTCTGAAGTACACGCAAATTCTTGACTAGCGCTGGTAAAATCTTGTGTTTCATGATTTGTTAAGGATGACCAATTAACCTTTTTTGGCATTTTATTTAACAATTCAGTATACTCCTCTTCAGTACAATCTTGATATGGTGCTTGCTTATATGTATGATCACTAAATGGTAAGAAACTGATACCACTAATGTCATCAAAATTTTCATATACCCAAGCAGAAGTGTTTACCCATTCATCTTCCTTAACAGATACGGTCACACTAGGTTTATGTTCACACCATTCTTTTGCGTAGGTGTGCCATAAAGACAATTGTTTCCATGCGGTCATATCTTTTCTACAAATTGCCCCTTTGGGACTCTTTGCTGGAAATGAAAAGATCGATGTGTGTTCAGGCTTTGTGACATCAGGTTCATTAGGAAAACCTTCAGACTTCATCATTTTACAAAGAGGGTCTTTATTATCGGCCCGTACAGTTCGTATATAATAGGGATTATGACGAGCATGAATACCACTAGCACTGTCAACGAGCTGAGAAACAGTTCCACTCGGTTTGACACAAGTAATCGATGCACTACGTTCCACGCCCAATTTCTTTGCATATTCAACATTAGTTTTTACTGCTATTTCTCTTAATTCATTTAATAATTTCCCTATCCCATCCTTTGACCCGTTTGTTAAAGGAGAGTCCATAATTCCGGTAAGGCTAACTCCGAGTAGTCGCTCTTCTTCACAATTTCGTTGCCATTCTTTGGAGAGGTATTTGAAATTTGTAAGGGTAGATTGAAATGTGCCAAGGATAGTTGCAATCCGAACTTTGTCTCGGAGAGACTCTCTAGTGTCGTTGCTTCTGACAACAACTTCGGAGAGGTTGCAGAATTGTCTGGATCGTAAAATGATTTCGCTGCAAGGATTTGTGCCGAAATCATCTCGTGCCACTCTTCGTTGAATGTATGTGCCATTGTTATCCTTTTCTCTAGTATTTAGATCATTTACATGATATTTGCTTGCTAAGCCATTGTAAATACCACGTTCTCCTGATTTGGAATCATAGAGAGATAACCACTCTCGCATGAAAGTTCCTGCATCAGGCTTTTCTTTATAATTAACTGAATTGTTAGCGAGTGCACGTTGTACGTTATCCTTATACCACTCACCATGTTTAGCAAATCTCATTTCACGGTCATTAAGGTCAGAAAGAGAAATAAGAGCAGACCTACGAACACCACCTACAACAACAATCTCTGCCGTCTTGCATACAATGTCGTGTGCTTCTATTGATTTTAGTTTTCTACCTACTGCAGTATTAAATGAAGCTACAGTAAAATTGAATAAGTCTACCAACGGTGCTGGGCCTGATGCTCGTCCTCCGAAAGTCTTTAATGGTGCACCAGCAGGCCTAACCTTACTCACATCCCATTTTGGTATATGACCACCATATAGTAAAGATATCAGTTCTTTAAAGGCTCTTGCCCATCCCAATTTAGAATCAGCAACTACGATAGTAGTGTCTGTAGGATATAATTCTTCAGGAACAGCTGGTAGCTGTTTCACATAATCTTCCTCTACTGAAAACCCAACTCCTGTTCCATTCATCAATATATAAAGAATTTCATCAAAGGATCTAACGTGATCTACCTTTACAAAAGCACAGTTATAACCTGCAATGTTCTCTTTTTCTAATGCCGGGCCAGCCGTCATTAAACACCTCATGGATGGCATGACCTTAAGTTCTTTTACTGCTCGTTCTAATTCAACTCTTTCACCATTTTCAAGTTTGAATTTATGATTTTTTTCTAAATGTTTTGTAAAAAAGTCAAAGTATCTTTCAATTGTTTCATCCCAAGTTTCTCTTCGGCCATTGTCATAATCCCATCTTGCGTATCTCGATAAATGTATAAATTGTTGGTATTCAGTTGGTAGCATAATTTCTTCTTTCTATCTTTTTATTTTTTCTAAAAGTTCTTCTGTTTCTCTTTTTCCTAAATTAAATCCTTCATAATCAGCCATACATTGCGATATTGCCGATTTTGTATCTGCATCTTCTAAAAGTTCTTTAATAACATACATTTCCTGTTCTGAAAATGTAACCGCATTTAATACATAATCCGAAAATGCTTCACAACATATAGGAAAATGTGGATATACCAAATGATACATTGCATCCGCATAATCTTGTATTTCTTGTTGAGCATGACTGTCACCCCTTAATTGATAAAACTTAAAAAAATTATGTAAATCTATCTTCCATATTACTTCGGTATAGTTCGACACAGGGAGCACAATTCTAGCAAGCTCTCTTGATACGTTCCAGTCTAAAAGATTGTGGTAGGCGGTAGTTGCTCCATCGAAAATACGATATAATTCAAATTCGATTTCTCCTGGATTACGTAACTCACCTTCTTCTCTACCTTGTTTATTTGTTGTTGATTGGGGTTTTAATTCTTTACCCTTTGGAAAATAAAAGTCATCTGACATGACAGAGTATCGCCCAGAATACTCATTCAGGTTTGCCGTCCTATGACGGACCAACTGGCGCATAACAAAGATGGGTAATTTAATATGGAACTTAACTTCACACATCTCAAAGGGTGAGGTGTGT